TGAGGCTGGCGTCATCCGCGAATACGCCGAGAAGATGGTGAAATTCGCGAACCTTGTCCGTGAAGGTTATGAGCAGCATCTGATCAGCCAGCCAATCGGTCCTCGCGAGCTGCTGCTATCCGCAAAAATCGGAATGATGCGCGGTGATTTCTCTGCCGGCATCGAAAAGTCATTTATCAATAAACTTCCATCCACGTCTGCACAGGCAGCGCGTGAAGTGGTTCAGAAGATCTTCGGTTAATCGTGCGTAAAGGATGTTTCGGCTCTCTTATCGCAGCGTCTGAAACTGGCCGGGCTTGTCTGGCGTGTCCGGATAGGTCCGAGTGCCACCAGTCAGCCAAAGAGGTTGCGATTTCGATGTATGGGAAGTTCGTTGGCTTCCCCAATGACAAAATCAAGAAAACCAGAAAGGTAAAAACACATGAAGGCTCTGATGGTCAGAACTGACTTCTCCCTGGGAGAGTCAGCTCTAAAAGCAGAAAACGCGGTGAAAATCGCGAGAGACGCTGGCTACACTGCTGTCATTTCCGCTGACAGCATGAACATTGCCAGTGTGATTCCCCTGCAGCGTGCCGCTGGCGACGATATGGCGGTTATTTGTGGTGTTAAGCTGAATGTGGTCGACGATCCGACATACGAGCACCGCGCCCGCCTTGCGAAAGAATCAGAGAGATGTATGGAATCATTGGTGCGTGATCGCAGCTACTGCTTCACGGCACTGATAAAGAATGAGCAAGGTTATCGCGACGTGTGCGAACTGATGACCTTAGCGAACAAGCGCGAGCAATTCTACTTTGTCCCGCGTCTGGCGCTCGACCAACTGGCGGCCGCGTATGCCAAAGGCAACATCATCCTGCTGACGTCCGACATTGGCAGTGTATTCCAGCGCCGGGACTTCGCAAAGATTATCGGGACGCTGGTCACAGCTGGAGGACGCGATAACTTCTACAGCGTGGTTTATCCGCACCCTACCCCATTCTACGACCAGATTAACGTCCGGGCGATGAAAGTAGCGAGCGCACTGAAAATAGAGCCAGTGGCGTTCTATCCCGCTTATTACGAAGCGGTCGACGACGCTGACATTAAAGACATTGCGCACATGGTTACGAACAACATCAAAATCGACCAGCCGCATCGTCTGCGTATTCCCCACCAGCGAGATAACGCCGTTAATGGTCGCCGCCATCTCCTTGAAGCGCTGAAAGCCTTCTCCGTTCGCATGGATGTACCGGTAACAGCTGCAATGGCCTCAACAACGCAGGACACCATTATCGAAGCCTGCACATGGCGCTGGCATGAATTGCCACCAGCACTGCCCAAGATGGCAGACGACGAGCCTGCAACGCTGATGAAGCTGGCTGTCGCGGGGCTGCGCAAGCGTCTTACTACCAAAGAGTTTGGCTACACACCACCGGCTTCTGAGCACCGCGTGTATGTTGATCGTCTGAAGTACGAAATGGACACGCTGACCCGTCTGGGCTTCTGTGGCTACTTCCTGATGGTGCGCGACCTGATGAATCACAGCCGTGAAACTGGCATTCCTGTCGGGCCAGGTCGTGGTTCCTCTGCCGGTTCTCTGGTGGCGTGGTGCATCGGCATAACCAACGTCGATCCTATCCGTCACGGTCTTCTGTTTGAGCGTTTCATCAACCCTGAACGTCTCGACTTACCGGATGCGGATCTGGACTTCAGCCAGGCACGTCGCCATGAGGTGATCGAGTATCTGAATGAACGCTATGGCGAAGATTACGTTGCCGGTATTCCGAACTTCACCTATCTGGGCGCGGCTTCTGCGCTGCGTGACACCGCACGTATTTACGGTGTCGATGCTGCGGATATGGCGGTATCCAAAGAGTTCAAGAATCTGGAGGACGATAGCCTGTCGCTGGAAGAGCTGCGCGAGCAACTGGCCAGCCTGGACAAATACGCCACGAAATACCCGGAAGCGTTCAAAGCGGCGTGTAAGCTGCAAAGCCTGATGCGTGGTTTTGGTCGCCACGCTGCGGGGATGATCGTCGCTGGCGTTCCACTGGTAGAGCGCACGCCCGTCGAGCTGCGTGGCAATGCTCGCTGTATTGCATTCGATAAACGTTACTGCGAGGCGATGGGGCTGATTAAGCTGGACGTTCTCGGTCTGGCAACGCTCGATCTGTTGGATAGCGCGAAACGCTACATCAAAGAGAGTACCGGGGAAGACATCAATCTCGATGCTATCCCACTGGACGATCGTAAGGTTCTGGATGGGTTCGCTGCAGGGTACACGCAGGGCGTATTCCAGCTGGAGTCCGGTCCCATGCGCAAGCTGCTTAAAGATCTGGGCGGTGGCATCGAGCCAATGAGCTTCAAAACCGTTGTCGCCACGACCGCACTCTTCCGACCTGGCCCGATTCAATCCGGCATGTTGGACGACTATGTCTCCGTGGCCAAAGGCTTCATGGCTCCACAGTCGCTGCACCCGGTACTGGACGAGCTTACCGCGGAAACCAACGGCGTGATTCTGTATCAGGAACAGACGATGAACGCGACACGATTGCTGGCCGGTTTCACGATGGCCGAAGCAGATGGTGTACGTAAAGCGATCGGTAAAAAGGATATGGAAAAGATGAAGAGCATGGGCGAGAAGTTCGTCGTTCAGGCTCAAGCTGGTTGGATCGACGTTGAGATGGAAGACGGCACCACGCAGCGTATTCACCGCGCGGAACACTTCAAATGTGAGGACGGCGCACTGCGGACGGTCGAAGAAGCGCTGGAGGCAGGTGTGAAATTGCCGATGGCTGCTGTACGCGTTACAGGGTCACAACCGGGCTTGTCTGAGACGAAAGCTAAGGAGATCTGGGATGCCTTCGAGAAGAACGGTGCGTATCAGTTCAACAAATCACATCCCGTTGCCTACTCGCTGATCAGCTATCAGTCTATGTGGTTAAAGACACATTACCCTGCTGAGTTTTTCGCTGCTGCGCTCACCATTCTGGGCGAGGATAAGCACCAGGGGCTGGTTAAGGATGCGCTGACCTATGGCATTCACGTATTGCCACCAGACGTTAACGTGTCATCTAACCGAATTGAGATCCGCACGCTGGAAGACGGCAGCCAGGTTCTGTATGCGCCATTCTCTGCTGTAAAAGGCTGCTCTGAGAATGGTTGCCAGGCCATCATGAGAGCGCGTGAGAAAGTTGGCGGCAAATTCGAGTCACTTGAGCAATTTGAGGAAGCGGTCGAGAAGCGTGCGTGTGCGTGTAACAGCCGGGTACGCGAGTCACTGCAAAAAGTAGGTGCGTTCGCATCGATTGAGCCTGGCAGTCTGCCAGCGACAGATCCGGAACGGCTGCGCGACCAGGCTGAATTGATGGGCAATCTGGTGATCGACGCTGTAAAAGCCTCTCGACCGTTCGAGATGAACCCTAAACGCTCTGCCGAAGTGAATGTACTGATGACACGCATGGCGGCTGAAATGGGTCTGGGAGACGACCTGATACGCCCAAGCATTGGCATTAAGCCGAAAATCATGGTCATTCTGGACAACGCGAACGGCAATGATGGGCGTACTGGCTACTTCATGGAGAACGGCTACGACGACTTTAAGGCGAAGTTGCTTACTGCAGGCGATTTGCGCATGGGAGATCTCTACGTCACCGGCGTGTGCAAAAAGGTGAAGGACAAAGAGAAGGACTACACCAAAGACGAGATAGGCCAGTTCACCGACTTTATGCGTGAAGAGATCAATCTGGTGCGTCCGACCTATGTGCTGACGTGTGGCAGCCGGGCGACGTCACTCTTCAACAACAAGAGCAAACCATCCGACCTGGTTGGACGCAAAGAGTATCTGCCAGAGCTGGATGTGACCGTTTTCTACGGATTTAACCCGAACATTTTGTACTTTCGCCCAGAGGAAGGCGAAAAGCTGGAAGCAATTCTGGCAGAGGTAGCGGAGACAATTAGCAAATGAATAAAGAGAACACCATGAACGAAGCACAGAAGATTGCACAAGCGCTGGCGGCTATCCCAGCGGATTTTCAGGATAAAGCAGTTGCAGCCACCATGCGGTCGCAGTTCTGGGAAATCATCGACTGCCCGGTCACGTTAGATCTGGCGCTGGCGTTCGCCGGGCTGGATGGTGCCGATAAAGTCAGTCGTCTGCGTAAATGTGCCAGAGCGCTGGCGCTTAAAACGCAAGATCCGAAGGCGTGCCAGTATCTGCTGGAGATTTACGAATCGGATAACCCAGAGGAACAGCTGGAGGCGTTCAAAGTGTTCCGCAATCGGCTGGTGCTGAAGGTGGCCAAAGAGTTTATGGAAGTGAACAAGATTGGCGATGTGAGACAGTACAGGCTGAAACGCCAGACCAGAGTCACGCTATCCAACATTTTTGGTAAGAAAGTCGCATAAAGCAAAAACCCGCCAATCGGCGGGTTTTTTCATGCGCATTCGGCGTGATGACGTCGACGTGCGATAAGTGAAGAAGCGATATGTTCAATCTCAACAAAGTCTTTTGAGACGCTATTGCGAAGGGCCAAATTCCACTTACTTAATACGCGAGCATTGTGTGCCAGCTCTGCGTTTTCTTTAAGGCGTCCATTGGCTTCAAGCCAGTTCGCCACATCAGCCCAATCCCATAGCGGGGACTGTCCCTGGATTCTCTGGATAGGGCAAGGGAAGTCGCCACCACCACGAAGCCCATCTTTAAGCATGGTAATTGCTTGTCGGGACATGCCCGTCATTTCAGCTACATCGCTCAGGCCAACTAAGGCCGAGTCGACTGATTCTACAATCGCGCCGATACCGGCAGATTCGATATTGTCGACCGCTGATGCAATGGCTGCATCCAGCGATTTGGCTTCGCGGTCGAACTCAACATAGACGGAGTTTCCATATGCGCAAACAATCGCATCGCCACAGCCGCTTTCGTACAGCGCATCTTCCAATCCTTCGGTCTCATAGGTTACGCCTGAGAGAGTCAGAGTGAAGTTATAAAGCGCCATAAAACCTCTTTATCTAAAGTGAAGTATTAATGTACCTTTGGAACAAATGGCGGCCAAAACCGCCACTAACTACTATTTTTTGCTCATCTGGTTTTTGATGCGACCACACTGGTCGACCGCTTGCCTGATTTGCGTGGCATGGTGCTCCGGTACATCTGGAGTCGACCATACACTTCTGTGGTGACTTGTATGTTCACCTGATTTATCGCCGCAGCGCAGCTTGCAGAAGCAATGTGCTGACTTACCTGCTGGAACCCAAACCCAGCCTTTACTCAACGCGTATTCAATGGCCTCTTGAATATGCTTATTCGGATGTGATTTCATTTTCCTCCGATGTCATTATGATAGGTATAGTGTGAGCGCGTGTCAACACTGTCTATTTTCTGACGTCTACGGCCGCAGAAAACGGCTATAGATTATCAGAACACTCCCTGTTTTCATCAACTTACCGACCCCACCCCCTAACTTCTTCCTTCTATAAGCTCCATCCTTCATTTCTTTCATGGTAAAATTGATATATAGAAATAAGCTGGAACCTATCAAAATGAGTGCAGATATCTACGAAAAAATCATGTCCGATCTGGAGTTCGACCGCGACAATCTTGAGGAAGTCTGGCGTCAGCAACCGCGCCTGTTGATGGAGTACGGCTCTAAGCTGGCGCGGGCAGAACGCGAGGTCGCAGATGCAAAACTCTCCCTCGATGCGATTGAGGCAAAAATCTACTACAATGAGCGTAAGAACCTGAGTATGAACGGCATTAAGTTCAATGAATCCGTACTGGAGGCGAAGGTTAGAACCAACCCGCAATACCTCGCAAAGCGCCAGAAACTCGATGATGCCCGGCACATTGCAGATCTATACAAGCACGCTGTAACCGCCTTCTCTCACCGCCGTGACATGATTGTCCAGGCGTCCAAAATGGCTATCGTGGAGATTGAACGCTTGGGCGCCGAACGTTTCCACTCGCCCCGTTAATTTATCCTAGATGATAAGTAAGTACTGATCTATTATCCTTCTCGCTCGAAAGAGCCACGAATAAACGAATGCCCAACGCGCATAGCGCCAATGGCCACAATCACAAAAAGGAGAAATACATGTCTAAGTCATTACTTGATCTGCTTAACAAGACCCGTGGCGATATTGCTTCTAAACGTGGCAATAACGTTGATTTGACCCGTCTGAAAGACGGCAATAACTATCTGCGCATTTTTCCGAACAAGGACGACCCGAATGGTGTGTTCTTCCAGACTTTCGGTATGCACTACGTTAAGCATCAGAATGAGGAAGGCAAAGATGTAACCACCGCCTACATCTGCGAACAGCACACCCACGGCCACGCTTGCCAGCTGTGTGAGATGGTTATGGAAGGTCGTGCTCGCTTTAAGGGCAACAAAGCGATGGAAGAGCGCATTAACAGTATGCGTGCTACACCGCGTTATCTGGTCAATGGTGTTCTGTCTGCGCGAGAAGACTTTGCAGACGCAGAGAAATGCCAGTTGATTGAGCTGCCGTCTACGGTCTTCGACGATATCTGCAAAGTGATGTCCGAAGATATTGCTGATGATATCGGCAACCCACTGAGCAAAGAAGAAGGCTATGCGTTCCTGATTAAGCGTACCGGTTCCGGTCGTGACACCAAGTATGACGTATCCCCGAAACGTAAAGTCTACAAAGGCGACATTCCTGAGAAGCTCTGGACTACCCAACACGATCTGATCGCATACGCGAACCAGGCTGACGAAACCCGTCTGCTGTCTACGGCTCGCACTATGGGTCGTCTGATTGGTATTGCGGCTCCGGCAGCAACAATGTCCTCTCCGGCCATTTCTTCCGCTGCAAAATCAGCTGCTGCTGAACTGCCAGGCTTTGGCTCTATCACTGGTCATACGGAAGGCGCAGCTGCTGTCGCTACAGCACACACACCGGCTCCAGAGTCCACCAGCCTGGTTGATGAAGAGATCCTGCGTGCCGCTGAAGCTGAGTTCAAACCGGAAACTAAACCGGAAAAGGTTAAAGCTCCGGAAGCCGCCGCAGCTGCAAGTGCTTCCGCATCTGCTGCCGCTGCATCTGTACCAGCTGACGAAGGTCTCGATGACCTGCTGGCTGAACTGGACGCTCTGTAATCCCATAACGTGACCAGTAAGGCGTCTACGGACGCCTTACTTTTTGGAAGGAGTGTACCGGTGAATTATCTCTTTGTGGACGGTAACAGCCTGGGCTATTACCACCAGCAATCCGACAAATTACACAACGGCGAGATGGAAGTTCAGGCGGCTTTTGGCTTCGTGAAGAACGTTCGTCGTTACGCCTCAATTCTCCATGCCCGCCCAATGATCTTGTGGGATGGATTCAGCGACAAACGTCGCGACTTCTACCCGGAGTACAAAGCGAATCGCGATGACGACCCGGATATGAAGAAGATGAAAGAAGGTTTTGCCATCCAGAAGCCGTACATCTTGAAAATGATGACCGCGCTGGGCGTTAACCAACTCATTGCAAAGGATGCAGAAGCGGACGACCTGGCAGGAATGCTGGTCTCTCGCCTGGCTCCGCAGCCGACCGTTGATCATATCTACCTGCTGACTGGCGATGGCGACTGGCTTCAGCTGGTTCGCGAGAATGTGAGCTGGGTAAGCCTGCGTGAAGATGCCAAGCACAAGCAGGTGAACTTCGAACAGTTCGCAGAGCTGACCGGTCTGCCGACGCCACGCGCGTTTCTGGAAGCGAAAGCGTTGCAGGGCGATACCTCGGACAACATCAAAGGCGTAGGTGGCATTGGTGATGGTGGCGCGAAAGAGCTGCTTCATGAATGGGGAAGTGTGGCCGCAATGGTACGCGGCATTAACGACGGCTCCATTGTCATCAACAAAGGTCGCTATAAGACGGCATTCAACAAGCTGGCAAAGAACGCCTTCAACGAGAAGACAGGCTGCCGGATGCTCGAAGCCTTTAAGCGCAACATGATGCTGATGAACCTTATCGACACAAAATTCCCACCCAGCGAAATCGAGTCGATTAAAGGCGCACGCGACATGAACGCCTTCGAACAGATGTGTTGCGAGCTGAATTTCCGGTCGTTTCTGGAAGATCTGGAAGTGTTTGTTCTGCCATTTGAGAGGTACTGCTGATGCTGAAATCCATCATTAATGGCGGGGCAACTACGCCAACCATGCTGGCTAAAGAGATTGTCTTCTGCCACGGCGAACACGCTGTGGTGGCGCTGCCGAACATTCTGGGCGCTGCTGGCATTTCTGCTACTGAGCGTGAGTTCGCGCTGGTCAGCGAGCAGGTCGTGAAGATCATCGCTCGCGTCGCCAAACACCTGAACCACGACGCAATCAAGTTTGACGAAGCCGCAGCTTCGAAGCGAATCAACGAATCAAAAGGAGCCTAATCATGGCAAAAGGCAAATCCGCACTGGCACTGGCGCTGAAAAAGAAAATCGGCAGCAATGACGAGATTCAGAAGGTCTCCCACTGGATTGACTCCGGTTTCCCTCCACTGAACAAAGCCATTTCCGGACGTTACGACGGTGGTTTTCCGTGTGGGCGTATCGTTGAAGTCTTCGGGCCACCAAGCGCCGGTAAAACCTTTTTGGCGACGGCTGCGATGGTATCAGCACAGAAACAGGATGGTCTGGCCGTATTCCTTGACCACGAAAACAGCTTCGACGTTGGTCTTGCGGTGGCGAATGGCTTGAACGCCGACGAAGACGACGGTCAGTGGGTCTACAAACAGCCGGATACCTTCGAAGACTCCGTTGAGCTGATCGGCACAATCCTCAAGCTGGTGCGCGACGAAGAGCTTATCCCGGAAACAGCCCCTATCTGCATCGTTGCCGACTCTCTGGCGTCGATGGTACCGAACTCGAAAGCTGAGAAGTTCGACAAGATGGCAGAAGGCACTGCGAAGGACAAAGATCAGCTGAACATGAACGACAACACGGCGCTGGCGCGCGCGACGAGTGCGAACTTCCCTACTCTGGCGCTTTGGGCGCGTAAGTACAACGCGTGCATTATCTTCTTAAACCAGGTGCGTACCAAAATTGGCGTGATGTTTGGCGATCCGACTACGTCTCCGGGCGGCGACTCTCCGAAGTTCTACGCGTCGGTGCGCATCCGTCTGGGAGCATCCGTCATGAAGGATGGCAAAGAGAAGATCGGACAGGACGTTGGCGCCGAGTGCATTAAAAACAAAGTCGCGCCTCCGTTTGGTAAATGCTCATGGAAATTCTACTTCGACCCGACTCGCGGGCTGGACGTCATCGAATCTCTGGTTGAGTACATGCTGGAAGAAGGATACCTGCCAAAGAACGCCAGCGGGCGTGTGGAAATTGGCGATAAGAGATATACCAAATCGCAGATCGTCGAGATGTACCGCGAGAAGCCACTCCCGGAAATCATCGCAGCACTCCAGGCGATAGACGAACGGCGAGCGAAAGAGTCGTCCCCAGCAGAGACAGAAGAAGCGTAATCACAAGGCGCCCATTGGGCGCCTTTTTATACTTGAAAATATATAAGTACTTACTTATTATTTCTGCACCAAAACGACAAAAGGAAACACATGATTAAGGGTTATCTCATGGCTGTTTCAGCGGTGGTGTCAGTCTGCTTTATCTACGGTTTACTGGTTCCATCGCTTATCTCAGCTAAAAGCGATCTGGCCTTCTTTATCGGACTTGCCATCGCTGTAGTCTTCCCGGTTGCCTTGTTAAAAGCTGGCCGCAGGTATATCAACTCACTCAATAAAACTAAGGAGAAGTAAGTAATGAAGAAAGGTTTACTGGCGGTGACTTTGGCTGCTATTTGCACAATGGGTCTGACCGGCTGCGATCGCGTGGAACCGGGATACGTTGGCATTAAGGTAAACAAATTGGGTGAAGACAAAGGTATCGGTGAAGTTGTCGGCGTTGGCCGTCAGTGGACTGGTCTGAATACCGAGCTGTACACCTTCCCCACTTTCAAACAGATGAAAACCTACGATGAGCCGTTCACATTCCAGATGAGCGACGGTACAGCCATCGGCCACAAAATTGGTGTGGCATATCTGGTTAATCGCAACAAAGTAACTACCGTATTCCAGACCTATCGCAAAGGTGTTGACGACATTACCGACACTGATCTGCGCCAGAAGATTGCGGATTCACTGAACCGTCTGGCCAGCCGCATGACTACCGACACGTTCATCGACGGTGGCAAGGCGTCTCTGCTCGACAATGCGTTGAAAGACATTCAGGCAGAAATGTCACCGGTAGGTATTGAGGTTATTAGCCTGTCATGGGTGGGCAAACCAGACTACCCGGACACGGTCATCGAATCTATCAATGCCAAAGTGACCGCGAACCAGAAAACGCTCCAGCGCCAGCAGGAAGTTGAGCAGCGCAAGGCAGAAGCGAACATGCTGCGTGAACAAGCCGAAGGTGAAGCCGACGCTATCCGCAAACGTGCTCAAGCAGAAGCTGACGCCATCAAGTTGCGCGGTGAAGCATTACGTCAGAACCCGAACGTCATGGAGCTGGAAGCCATCAACAAATGGAATGGCCAGTTGCCTCAGTACATGACTGAAGGGGCTAATACTCCGTTTATCGCGTTGAAGTAACACCCTTTTCAAAGATACGGCGTCCACTTGGACGCCTTTTTTATTTCCGTATTATCACCAACAAGAAAACAAATTGGTTACTAATACGGAATTAACTTCCGTTGAAGTAAAAAGTGACAACGCCACGCAATTTCTGAAAGAAGGAGATGATGAATGAAAAACTACGCTGAAATGACGGACTTTGAGATTAACTGCCTGGTCGCGGAAGCAACCGGCCATCGCCCCCTCATCTCACAATATGGCTGGAAAGGCTCACAAGTTGGAGATTACACAAAAGTGATTGCGATTGGGCCAAACGGAGCGGGTTCTTTCGACTGGTGCAACAATCCGGTAGATGCCTGGGACATCATTTCCAGAAACAGAATCGGCATCATTCCAGCCAGACAGGCTGGCGAGTGGAGAGCGGCCCACAGGCTGGTGGATAGCTCAACACCACAACATCTGATCCAGAACCCTAACCCTTTCAGAGCGGCAATGATCGTGTTTCTTTTGATGCAGGAGAAAAAACGTGAAAAAACTGTATGACGCGGCCAACGCTGCGCTGGATGTAGTGGATACCGAAATTGCCCAGGGCTTCCCGGAGCCAGAATGGGCGACGCAGCTGCGTGAGGCGATTGCAGAGATGAACGCACCGGAACCTTCAGAAGATGAAGCCGACTGGCAGCGTTTCATCAGAATGTACGCGGAAGAGATTGGCCCGACGCCAACCGCTGAACAGGCCATGCTGCTCAAGTACTTCAAGGAGGCTGGGGAGAATCTGCCGGTTGATGACACACCGCACTGGTTTCACGCCGCCTGGCGTAAGTTCGACGTGATCTACACCCGCGATCTGGGAAGTAAAGATATGGTCGTCTGGCATCTGATGCACATTGATAAGGCTGTCGACCGCACGCTGGAGAAGTTCTTTCCACCAGCCTGAACACAATGATTGTGTACCGCATGGCGCACATTAGTATAAATAAGTACTTACCAACAAGGAGAAGCACATGAAGATTTTGGTTCGCATTTCATCAAGCACCGACTATGACGTTTATCCGTTGTTCATGGTCAAGTGCGACGGTCTGAACGATGAAGAAATCCAAGCGGCAATTGAGCGCAATCTCGTTGAGTATACTGGTATGGATGCGGATTCTGTGCATGTCGATGATGACGGTGTTTGTTGGAGCAATGGTAGTTGTTGGTATGTAGACGACACGACGCCGGTAAGCGATGAAGACGCTGCTCACCTTGAGCGTATTTTAGGCATCAGCACTTTTGAGTGATATTTACAGCAAATAATATATAAGTTAGTATTTACCTATCATGAAAACCGTATTAGACACCTTATTACTTATTATCTCGATAGCTTTTGTGCTCGATTGCATCTTCACCGGAGTAATCCATAAAGCGCTGGCGCCTGTTAATAGCGCGATGATTAATGCGCTGGCCGTAGTGCTGTTATTCGACTCAGCATTCGGCGTTATCCAAGGAGTCGTGGCATGAAGAAAACAGCCCTGGCTCTGGCACTGTTCACTCTCCCTGTCTACGCGAACACACATGTCTATGAGTGTGAAATGTCTGTGGCCGAAGTGAAAAACGACGAGATCTGCAACGTCGTCAAAGCTAACTACGGCGCGATGATTGTGGACAGCGGCGAACAGTTTTATGTCGTGCGCGATGATCGCGTCCTGTCTTCACCCTATCTCACCAGACGTAACGGCAAACTGTCTGGCGTGGGTGAAGATAAGTTCGTTTACGACAAATCAGGTGATGTTTACGGCGTTCACGCGAAGAACGCCAGCTACCTTTTCGATGACTGCAAGGAGGTTGGTTGATGGCGGTTACAATGGCAGGTCTTGAAATCGAAAAAACAAGCGGCTACTGGCGTGCCAAAGGGTTTAAACAGCCCGGCGTGCTGGAGCGACTGGAACGTGAGGACGGTGTCATTATCCACCAGCGTCGCGAGTGGCGCATGTACGATCCGGAAACAGGTAAGCTCACGACGAAGGCCGGAACGCTCTGGGGTCTGCTGAAGAAAATCCACTGATAACACCAACCACTGCGGTGAGTAGCCAGCTCACGCGCGCGTATCTGGGTCATAACCACTGTAGTGAGTAAAACGGCTGCCGTGGCATCCGGTATCCACTGTAGTGAGTAAAGTGGTGATTATCGACTTCACTATCCACTGTAGAGAGTAAACAGGCGTTCATTCACAGCAAACAACCACTATGGAGAGTGATGGAATGCGACCTCCAGCGGGTATCCACTATGGAGAGTAAACCTTCACTGTTTTCAGCGGATGTCTACTCTCCACAGTGGATAGTAAATCCAGCCAACCGATTCTGCTCTCCATAGTGGATAGCCAATAGCGAAGGGAGCAACGATAACCACTATAGAGAGTGGATTTAACAAGTCACCCAGTGACCACTAACCTCGCAGCCCTTGTTTCATCTAGGTTTGTAACCACTAACATTCATTTCGTTATTTGAGCGCTACTGCCTACAGTGGTTACTATTCGGTTGTTGTTACTCACTACAGTGGATAGCGGACTTCAGATAAACAAAAGGCCCACTACAGCGGAATAGTGAGCCTTTCTACTCTCTACAGTGATTGGGCTATTTGCGAGCCTTTGCCTTGCGCAGCTCTTCGAGAATCGCCAGTTCTTCCTTGCTCAACATGACCATCTCACCGTCTTTTTCTTCAGGAACAACATCGATGATGTCCTCCTGACCATCGCCAGGCAAGTTATCTTCCTGCTCTTCTGGTTCTTCCGGCGCAGCTTTAGTTGGTGGCAATGCCGGGCGTAACTTCGGCCGCCTATAGTGGATGATGAAGTAGACCGAGCTGCCGCGCTTCACTTCGGTGTAATCGAGATAGCCGATCTCCCGCAGCTGCTCCATCGCCTTCCTGACTGTCGCGTTCTGGGTAATGGTGCGGCTGGTTAAGTTAAGTCTGGCGCGTAAGCGAGCCAACGAGATTGGTGCCGGGTCAGGTGGCAAACTTTCGATGAATGTGTAGAGTGCCTGGGCGGATTCTTTTCTGGAGAGTTCGTTGATTGCCCGGAGTTGCAGAAGAACCTTTTTGTCGAACTGGTAGAGTTCGAAAATCTTAGGATCAGCCTGCAGCGAGACCGTGTCGTTCTTAGTGCTGTACTTTGCTGTCTGCACAAGGTGAGTTACGTAATACTCATCAGAGCCTTTACTGCGGAATGAGATAGTGTTTGTGGCGATACGAGTTAGAGAACTGTCCAGGCGCTTACGTAACTTCGCGGACGATCTGGCCGTTGGTATGCCACAGAGCCTGACGAACTCGACGAACGGTAACGTGACAGTGTCGCCAACAACCTTGTGCTTGGCGAACGCGTGGATGATGCCTACCCACGTTTTAAAGTCGTTATCCATATCCAGACGAACGCCGGAGATCCTTATGTCCTCATACCCTTCGGCTTTGGCCAGAGACAGCTGTTTGAGTTCAGCAGAGGCGTCCATAGAGACCATTTGCCCCTTCCTGCCCCTGGACGTCGATTTCAGCGTCGGAACGAAGAGACCAAGACGCATCAGAGCAACGGGCTGAACAGTGTTGTTGGTGTTAGGAACTAACGTAACAACTTCGCCTGTCTTTTTGTCTGTTTCTGAGAATGCTTCAACGATCGCTATGTTTTTATTGCCGTTTTCGCTCATTCCAAGTGTCTCTTTTTATTCGACGGCTTTGGTGGCCTTTGCTGATTACAGTGGATATTAGCACTCATCACAGCGGTTATCCTACCGCCTATAGTGGTTTTTCTACTCTCTACAGTGGTTGGTTTACTCTTCATAGTGGCTGATCTTCTCTCTATAGTGGATATCGATCACCTCTGAGGCCAGATGGCACAACGGTTTGCGGGATGCGGGGATCTTTTTGGGTCTTTGTGGGTCTCTTTGGTTCTATTTGGGATCTGAATTACTGGATCGGGCCTGTGTATAAAAATCAGGTAATTGCAAAACCAGCCATCACTCCCTTTCTGGGGATAATGTGTGGTGGAAACAAACACGCCTGAACGCAAGATTAACGATATATCCATGAATATCAGCTATCTAACACAGAAAAACAGGCAAAGAGTTATCCAGTCAAGACAATGCCTCCTACTCACTACAGTGGATACCGACCACTCTCCAGAGAGGTTGTTTTGCTCTTCATAGCGGTTATTATGCTCTCTACAGAGGTTACTTTGCTCCCCATAGTGGATAGTAACCCCCTCTCAGGCCAGTAACCGCAACGGCTGGAGACGATCGGGGATCTCTTTTGATCTTCTGTAGGATCTCTCTGGGGATCTAATTATTGGATCGGTCCTGTGAATAATGGGTATAAGTAAAACAGGCATTTGCAAACATCGGTGCGCCTTGTCAGTTATCGTTGCCCCGGACAAAACTATTTGAATAAGAATTATGGATCTCAAACGCACGCGCTGGGTTCGCCGTCTTGAAGATGGCTCCTACACCATTGAATCGAACACTATCCTGAACAAACAGAAATTGCTCTGCGACCTATGCGGCATAGCGTCGAAGTGCCCGATTAACGAAACTCGGCTCAAACTCTACGACGCCGGTGCGCACTTCCACTTGAACAGCTGCATACGTTACGTGCCACTGCTGGCATTTCGTAAACCGATCATCGGATTGGACGCACCCTACTTCAACACGCTCCGCTCTGGTGTAACATGGCGAGACCGGGTCGAACCTGGCAAGCTCGTTTGTCTGGTTGAGGCTGATACTGGAAATATCATCCGGTTCGGGAGAGTCGATAAAGTCTACTCCGGCCCCGTGGATGAGATGCTGCGGAAACACAGCCGGTTTAACCATCTCTGCATGGGCGGAGAGAAAATTGATAAGGTTGGCGAAGTGATCCGCAAATCCTACGGACACTTCCTGAACGACGACAGCCTTCTCACGGCCATCTACATTCGCCATGTCGATCGGGAGTTCGATACGGAGTATCACAGTGCTGAAGAGTTGAATCTTGTCGACCCTCGCCCAAAAGCTGGGGTAATCGACATCAGCGTAGCGCGTCAGAAGCCCTCTGAGACGTTTTAAACGTAAACTCATGGTTTTACCGGGGCATAAAATATGGTGTCTTAGAAAGACACTGAGAGCTTTAGGGATTAATACATGAGTGAATTTTATTCAAGGGCGGCGGCTGTGGCAGACCAAGCTGGCAATGAAGACGAACGAGCAGGGCCGGTTTTTAATTTGCAGCCCCCGTTAATCATAGTGACAGTAAAATATCTGTCACAAAAACAGTACGAGAGAGATTAGGATCTCAGTAGTGGTCAGAAGAAAAATATGTACTAGGTTAAAACAGGTACATGTTTACTGGTACGCATCACATAAATAATAGTAATGCACTCCAGGTAAATAGGCGATTGTCCAGTAGACAACCGCCTGTAATGAGACTATTTGCCTGTTTCTTGCTTGTTTAAGCCCACTGCTTTCTGATAATAGCTGGTATCATAATATTTATGCGTATCTGTCAGATTTTTCTCTGGCTTAGCAAGCCTGCTTCGCAACAGTAGAACATTTTTTACCCCTTCTGCATTAATAGCAGCATCCCGTTGCAGCCCATTGTTAAGTAATTCCTGTAATGCAGGTCCTGCCAGCTCCGCCGTCATTCCTGGTGCCTTTTTGACCAGAATTTCTTCTGCTTCTTTTTGGTTACGGGGGTCATAAATCCAGTTCAGTCCGTCGATATAGCTACGGATGTAACTTACCAGAATATCACCATTCTGAGCCGCCCAGGAGCGGGTTGTAATGCCAGTTGTGCCCTGATAGTCGCCAAGTTCACTTCCGGAGGCAAGGATCTTAAACCCATTTTCTTTCGCCTGCAGATTTAATGGAGTACGGAGAAGTGTTGCATCTGTCTTACCGGCGAGAAGTGCATTAAAGCGATCATTCGTACTGCCAACACTTGTATAGTGGACATCATTTTGTGTCAGCCCGTTTTTCTCAAGATAATTCCGGATAACAAAGGCATAGCCAGTGGTCAAAGCGTCGACTGAAACTTGTTTTCCTTTAAGATCACTGATGTTCTTAATTTGAGGGTTAGCAACTAATGAAAGAAGCCCGTTATCCACTCCATAAAACGCGAACATATCCGGATTCACTACCGGCTCTTTCACCTGGCCCTCTTGATACGCGATGACGTTATCAATACCTGCTACTGCAATATTATACTTGCCATTCAGCAGGTTTCTGACCAGTTGACCGGAATTGGGTGTGTAATCCATTTTCACATTAAGACCATTTTTTCTGAAAAAGCCTTTTTCCTGGGCAACCCAAACAGGCAGGTTCCACCCCCCCTGAAAAGTAATGACGTTAATATCCCTGATAGATGAGCTTGATTCCCGGGTATCCGCCGCGTGTAGGGCGCCGGGCAGGATAAATGCAAGTGAAACGGTTAAAGCCAAGCATCTGAACATAATATTTACCTCTTACTGTGAACAGTTCGTAAGAGTTTAAAAAAATGGGTAATGATAATAAAGTAGAAAGCATTCTGGCTATCTGGCGAATAACTGGCTCATTTTTACCAGCAAATGGATAAGCATAAGCGCCGGTAAGGCAGCCTCGAATGCGCAGATCTCGGTCCATTGCCAGTGACGAAAGCCCAGACTGCTGAGAGCGGATTCTAGAGACATGCCTATAAATTCTGACGTGACGAAGAGTTGCTCGTTACATTTAGAAATCATTACCGCCATGAAAATAGGTATTCACTTACTTATGTATTTTGTCATAATCATGTGCCTGTAGATTTTCTTCTGTGCCGTGTTGTCTGGGTTGTTCGCCTCTCAAGCACGCTTAATATCTGTATCAAAATAACCACAAAGGAAAAGACACATGACATTGCCATACGGGGTGATATCAGATCCCCATTATCATCGTTGGGATGCTTTTGCGACAACAAACGCTGACGGGCTGAACTCTCGACTGGAGATCCAACTGGATGCCACGAAAGAAGCTGCCAAAGCCATGAAAGCTGCGGGCTGCAAGCACATGCTGGTGGCTGGTGATACTTTCCATGTTCGTGGTGCTATATCGCCTTCCGTCCTGCATTTCGTGACCGAAACTTACGAGTGGATCATCAAAGAGTTGGGCCTCGAAGTGGTTATGCTGGCCGGCAACCACGACCTCGAAACCAACGATTCCGTATACAGCGCCAATGCAGCGGCCTCTCTGCGCTCAATCGGTGTGGAAATCGTCTGCGGCAAACGTCCTCACTCCATCAAAATTGGCGACGTTACCGTCCATCTGATTAGCTGGCGCAATAACCACGCAGAGCTTATCAGCGACCTCAAAACACTGCGTTCCGGGCTGGATGGCGACAATCACGATGTCGTTGTGCATACCTCGATCAACAAAGCGATCCCTACCATGCCTGATGTCGGCATCGACGCACAGGAACTGAAAGATATCGGCTTCCGTTTGTTGTTGTCCGGACACTACCACAACCACAAAGAAGTGCTGCCTGGGGTGGTTAGCATCGGGGCGCTGACGCACCAGAATTGGGGTGATGTTGGCTCGCTGGCTGGCTTCATGATCGTCAACCCTGACGGCACATTCACCCACCACGAAACCTCTGCACCCAAGTTCGTGAACCTTGAGGACGATGTGGAAGACGATCAAATTCGCGGTAACTACGTGCGCTTTCGTGCCGTTGTTGAGAACGATGAAGAAGGCATCAAACTCCAGAACGTCCTGAAAACAATGGGCGCGAAGGGTGTCGTCTGCAACTTCATCCGCAAGGCATCGATGATGGAAGGCTCTGCCAGTACTGCGGAGACCAGCAAAATAGACAGCCTGGGCGAGTCCGTCGCGGCGTACTGCAAGATCGTTCACGACACTGATGGCGGCTTCGACCTGAGCAAGCTGGACATGCTGTGTCAGGAAATCCTGACCGAAGCGGAGAGTGCGGAGGCAGTGTGAGTACGAACCATTCTGGGAGCTTTCGGGACTTCGTCTCCACAATGAGAAGACTTGAACGAGGCCAGACGGTGATGTTCCACAAGCCCTACCCACCTAATGGAAACCCTGTGGCGTTTTACCTGGGAAGATTGAGCAAAAAGGGCGTACTAAAACGCAAATCCTTCCCGGCTCACACGGAGTTTCAACTACGAAAAGGCCAGCATTTGAATCAAAAAGTTTGAGGCATTGTATGAAATTTCTAAAGCTCCAGGTTGAGAACTTCATGGCGTTAGCCAGCGCCGAAGTTGAGTTAGACCAACGCGGTCTGGTGCTCATTCAGGGTGTTAACAGTGGCGACTCTTCCGCTGCCAGCAATGGCGCGGGCAAATCGACTTTGATGAACAGCCTGATGTGGTGTCTGTATGGCGAAACTGCGCATGGCGTCAAAGGTGACGACGTGCTGTCTACAGGTCACGAAAAAAACTGTCGTGTGATGGTAACTGTTGAGGATGAAGGAAAGCGTTACGCCATCATTCGCCACCGCAAACACAAAGAGTTCAAGAACCGGCTGATCGTCCGTGGCGAAGACGGTGACATGACCAAAGGCAAAGACACACTGACGCAGGAGTTCGTTGAACGCCTGATTGGTGCATCGAAAGAGGTGTTCATGGCGTCCATCTACGCCAGTCAGGAAGCAATGCCAGATCTGCCGGGTATGTCCGACAAGAACCTCAAAACCATCGTTGAAGAAGCCGCTGGCGTCGACCGGTTAACGCGAGCCTATGCCATTGCTCGCGAGCGTGCTAATGCAGCTGCCGCACGCATGGATGTTACCAAATCCAAAATGGACGCCTGTCTCACGCTTATCGAGACCGCGCAGTCAGAGATTGAGGCGGCCAAAGCGTCCTCTGATAGTTGGGAACGCGATCGCGGCGAACGTCTGGACAAGGCCCGCGTAGATTTGGCTGGCGCGGAGGTAACGCTGTCTGAAGTCGTGATGGAAATTCGCTCGCTGCCGGAACAGATCCGGGATACGGAAAACGCGATTGCTGGCGAACGCTGCAAGCTGGCCTCCAAAGAAGAGCATGACGCCAAACTGCTGAAGGTGCGCGGTGCGATTACGGAGATCCGCTCAAGCATCCGCACTTCAGAAGCGGCACAGAACGAGTCGATGAACCGTGCTCGCTCGTTTAAAACCAAAGCAGAAGAGGTCAGCACAAAGGTCGGAGCACCTTGTGTTACTTGCGGAAAGCCCTACTGCGAAGAAGATTTGTCCACCGTGAAGGAGAGTTTCATTGAACAAGCGCGTAATGAGATCGGCCAGGCGCAAGCATCAGCTTCGGCAGTGGCTCAACACAAAGCTCGTCTTGAGAAAGCGCTCGGCATCGAATCTGCACTGGTCGCAGCCACACCCGACGTTTCAGAAATCATCGCCAAAATCGAACGCCTGACCAATGAGCTAAGTGCGCTGCGTCATCGCGAACGTGAAGTTGTGGCCGTCGAAGCGATGGTGGCGCGGGCGCGTACCGATGTGAATCGCATTATGGCAGAGGTAAACCCATTTCTGGCCGTTATTAAGCGTCATGAGGACAACCTGGCTGCCAATAAATCTAATCATGCAGTACTTAAAAATGAGTTAAAGAGTATTCAAGAACAGGCTCTGTTGCTGGAGAAGGCTCGCCAGGTTTACTCCCCTGCAGGTGTTCGTTCACACATCCTGACCTCCGTTACGCCTTTCCTGAACATCAGGACTGCGGAGTATCTCAACACGCTATCGGACGGCAATATCGTTGCCGAATGGTCGACAATGGAGACAACGAAGAAAGGCGAGTATCGCGACAAATTCAATATAAGCGTGACCAAAACAGGTTCCAGCAAATCCTTCCAGACGTTGTCTGGTGGTGAGAAGCGTAAGGTACGTATTGCGTGCTCTCTAGCCTTGCAGGATCTGGTTGCCAGTCGCGCCAGTAAGAATATCGAGCTGTTTATCGGCGATGAAATTGACGACGCGCTCGACACTGCCGGTCTGGAGCGTCTCATGGGGATTCTGGAAGCCAAAGCGCGTGAACGCGGCACAGTGATGATCATCTCCCACAAAGAGATGAAATCGTGGTTCCGGGAAACCATCACTGTCGAAGTCAAAGAGGGTCGCAGCTATGTCGTTTAACTTGAGCCGCACGCAGTTTTTGCAGATGTTTGCCGTGATGCAATCTATAAAGCTGATAAACCACCATACGGCAAAAGCAGCTGCGCCTGCACTTTTGTGGAAAAACGAAAACATCAATGACGACCAGTTCTCGGTATTAACCAGTCTGTTGTCATCGACTCCGTTGATGCCGAGCTTGGCTATGTTGCCGTCAGGAAGCACTGCGCCGATCCTTGTTAACCCATTTACGGAAGGTGGATATCTCCCACATTCTGGGCCGGGGTTCGTTGCGATACCTGAAACCGGAACGCTGAATATCCAAGAAAATGCGCTCTTCAATGCAATGGAGACGCACATCAGCACCGCATTCACCAATCTGATTCGACACGCTAACGCACGCGCTGATCACGTTGCAATGCCTGGTGCTGCTTTCGCCAGCGTCTCTGTTGACTATGATCGGCACGCGCCAATCTCAAAGCGGGCGAAACTCTGCTTTTACGAGGAGGGATGTGAAGTAGCGGTTATTGAAGTTCTTCTCCCCCATGTATTCAGCGCGAATGAAAAGGTTGCACACCATCTGATCGACATCATGCGACATTTCATCGGCCAGAGCATGATTGATGCAGACATTGCTGCAGGTGTTCTAACCAACGATAGCATTCATGTTGTTAGCGACATTCCGAAGCCGCCAACTCGCGAGCCGGAGAAGACACTTGAACAGAAACTAATGGAATGCCCAACCTGGGCTACGTGGTAAGGAGACCAAAAAATGAGTAAAACCATTCGTGTGGTTGGCGTCGACCCTTCAATGAGCAACTTTGGCCTGGCGATTGGCACGCTGGATCTGGAAACGGATAAGCTGGACATTCATGGCCTGACATTGGTGGAAACCAAAGCTGGTGGCAACAAGAAGACGGTTCGCGTAAACAGCGACGATCTACGCCGCGCTAACGAAATCTGGCGCACCGCCAAGCCCATAATCGAGCAGGCTCATATGGTGTTTTGCGAGTTGCCGGTTGGTAGCCAGTCCAGTCGCGCACAAACCTCATACGGCATCTGCATTGGCGTACTGGCGTGCGTGGATAAGCCACTGATACAGGTCACGCCAAACGAGATTAAGCACTATGTCGGGAATAAGCTGACCACGTCGAAGGAAGAGATCATTCAGTGGGCTACGCAGAAGCAGCCAAACGCCCCGTGGTTGCGCCGCAAGCAATCTGGTAAGGAAGTGCTGGTGAATAAAAACGAGCACCTTGCGGACGCTGTCGCGTCGATTTACACCGGAATGCAAACTGATCAATTCCGTCAGGTTCGCGATGTGCTTGCAGGGATTTTATAAGTCGATAATTGATAGGTAGGTGCTTATCTATTAACATAAGGCCACTATATTTAGTGGCC